CTGGATGTCGTATTCCTCAGCCGCCTCCGCAACGTGACGGGCGACGACAGCAGGGATAATAACCGGACCGTCAATCAGCGTCAGGTAACCTTGATCTGCCCAGATGTCATACGGCACCTTGTCCGCCATCGCCTTCTCACGCAGTCCATCGCTGGGCAGAAAGAAATTTGACACGATGTGGTATTTGTCGCCGTCAGGGAACACCATGACAAATGCGGTCAAGTCGCGGCTGGCTGACAGGTCCAGACCTGCGTAGCACATGCCGCCAAGCGGGATGTCGGGCTGTTGGTTGTTGGCCTCCCATTCGGTCCGGTTCAAGAACGGGCTGACGCCCTCAACCCGCTGGTTTAGATACAGCCAACGAAAGCTGGCCTCCTTTGCAGGCAAGCGCGCGGCTTGCTTGGCAAAGTCCTCAACGTCCTTCAGGCTGCGAAACTCGCCCATCGCCGGGTTCGCCGCCTTCCACGCATCGCGGTCCATGATCTCGCAATCTTCTGGCGCGGTGTAGACGTGGCTGACGATGCGCGGGTCTTTGGCGTTCTTGGCGTCGTCCAGCCAGATCGAGAAAAGATCACCGTCCGTTGCCGCCTGCGTGCTAATCGCAATCAACAGCGGATCGTCGTGCGCGCCCTGGGCGGTCTCAATGGCCACAACGAAAGCATCTGTTGGACCACGCACCTGACCGACCTCATCGAGAATAGCCAGCACCGGTGACAGGCCGTGCGCCGTTCCAGCCTCCGCGCTGATCGCCTTGTATTCGACGTTCATCGGCAGGCCGACCAGCATCTTCTGCGATGGGATGATGCGAACGATCTTTGACAGGGCTGGCGAAAGCCTGACCATTTTCTCTGCTAACTTAAAAACTAGACCCGCCTGATCGCGGCTGCGTGCGCCGCTGATAATCAGGCTGTTCTGTCGCGCCTCTGGGCCGACGATGTGGGCAAGCAGGATGCCAGCGATCAGCGCAGATTTTCCGTTCTTGCGCCCGACGGAGAGGTAAGCCCGGCTGGTGCCTTTTTTGTTGTCGTAGATGTCCAAGATGAACTTGCGCTGGAACTCCATCAGCTTCATCGACTGCCCAACCAGCTTGCCTTCTGGCACAGGGCAGAATTGAGTTATGAAAGCAATGACCCGTTCGCCGCGTGTCACGAGGCCTCCACTGCATTTGGGCTGGCCTCTAGAGTCGCAAGCGCCAAGGTAACAGTTTCCTGCGCCAAATCAATATCGGACCGCACTGCACTGGCTGCGGCAGATGGCAACCAGCCTGCGACGTATCGCAGACCGGCTTTTTCAAGGGCGCGCGCCTTGCGGGGCCGGGTCATTGGACGCGCGCCAGTGCAGTGTCGTGCCACGCGTCAACTGCGATGTCGTCGATGTATGTGTTAGCTACAGCGTCGTGGCAGTTCTGCATGTGACTATCGTGCAATTCCTCGTCCAGGTCGCGCCCGTTGCCCGTGCTGATTTCCCAGATGGCGGTGGCGATTGCAGCGGCGTTCATTTCATATTGCTGTTCGGTCATTGTGTATCTCCGTCGGATAAATTGGTTTGTTCAGGCTGATACAGCTGTGTAATCAATGCCCCATCCGGGAATATACGCAGCGCCAGTTTCAATCAATTTGTCGGCCATCCGTCCACAGTCATTGCGCAATTCAGATTCTGTTGAATTCCAGACCTCCAAAACGATCCCTGAAATCCGCTCAGTTTTTGTGATTGTGTAAACTTTTTCCATTTTGTCTCTCCCGTGGGCTGCGACCATCGCGGCCCTTAGGGATACACTACTGTAACGCGTTACGCATTGCAATATAATTCGTAACGCGGAACGAATTAATTGACCCTCATTTTGCGCTGCGTTGTAGTTGGCACATGCTGTTTGCGTCCACAGGGGTTTTTAGGCATTCCATCCATGCGTTAAATATAGCGCGGGTAATTATGGTTGGCAAGGTGGGAAACTTGGTTGGTGTGTGCCGAGGGTATGAACTTTATTTTCAGATTGTCTCTTGCGTAATGTATCTAAAGCGCGCATAGATGGGTTACTGAAAACGGGCATCATGCTCCACAATGGGAAAACATAAATGCAATATCGAGATTATGAAATCAGTAAAACCGGTACCACCGTCAGCAAAACCATGTCTAAAACAGGTCGTAACTCGCCGCTCCTGAAAATCACGGACCACCGTGGTCACGCATTCCGTAACCAGTTTGGGAACCTGCCGTTGATCTGTTCTGTTTCTGCAGCGATGCGATTTATTGACTGCGAGATGGACGGACCGACGCGTGATGAAATGCAGCGCGCTGCAGATATCGAAAATAGATATGACCGGCCCTGAATTTCGCACAGGCCGGGAAACCCTCGGACTGACGCAAACGCAAATCGGCGTCCAACTAGGTGTCCAGCGCAATGCAGTTGCTGTGTGGGAACGGAATGGGCCAACCGAAATGGCCGCATTGTGTATGATCATGTTATTAAAATACGGGCAATCTTGCCAGACCACCATGGGGGAATAATTATGGCGCGAACAACATCAATAGAATGGACAGAACACACATGGAACCCGTTTGTCGGATGCTCCATCGTGAGTGCTGGCTGCAAGAAATGCTACGCTATGCGAATGGCGCACCGATGTGGAGAAATGGGCCACGTGGCATACAGTGGCGTTGCCAAATCAAGTAAAGCCGGTCCGGTGTGGACTGGTAAAATCAACAGGAACAGCGACAGTGCCATGAGTGCGCCATTGCGGCGCAATAAACCCGCGTTATATTTTGTTAACTCGATGTCTGATTTCTGGCATCCGAACGCCGACGACGCGTGGCGCACTGAGGCTCTTGATATCATGGTGGCATCCCCGCAGCACCAATTCCAAGTATTGACCAAACGCCCAGAACTGATTGCCGACACACTCAAACGCATGGGGCGGCGCATCCCGGATAACCTTTGGCTGGGGACCACAGTGGAGGACGCCCGCGTGGTGGATCGCATCGCCATGATCCGCGCCATCCCCGCCGCAATCAGGTTCCTGTCCGTAGAACCGCTCATCGCCGCACTGGGGAAACCCGACCTGAGCGGAATTGATTGGGTGATAACTGGCGGTGAAAGTGGACCTAAATGCAGACAATGCAATGGGTTGTGGGTTCGTGAAGTCTGCGACCACATAGCAGATAATCACCCCGATGTATCATTTTTTCACAAGCAGTGGGGTCATTACAAGTCAAACCCCCTGACCCACGAGGACGGGTTTACAGAGGCCGAGGCAGAGATCCTTGATCCCCGCGAATTCGGCAAGGGTGGTGCGCATCTAGACGGAGAACTGTGGCGGCAATTTCCTAAATACGCACAGGCTCTACTCCTGTAGCCGCCGAGATGCGAGTAATGGCCCTGCCACATGTGGTGGGGTCTTTTTCTATTCCACGCACAGAAACCCAGTCAGGCGCAGCGACAGCGAAAGAGCCAGACCCTGCAAACTGGTCAAGCACAATTTTAGCGCCACACCCAAGCATCAATGCACGTATCCACTCGCCCGGCTTAGCGTGTGCATGGCCTCCATCGTCAACTTGTGTGTTTGGAAACTGAAAAACCGTTTGCAAATGCACCATGCCGCCAGCCAACGGTACATATTCTGATGCCCCACGTGTGTTGCTAACCGTTTTTGCAGTGCGCGTTTTTCCGTCATAAAAAACAGCCGCATCAAAATCCCAAAAAGGGTCATTTGAAAACACAAACGCCGACTTATGCCGCGCCAACGGTCGGTTTGGTGTATACCAGCTAGTCACACCATCCCAAACAAAATGGTAGCAATGCAAAAATCCAGACCCGGCATCTAATGCGTTCCGTGATGTTCTGTAATCGCTAAATACTACCGCGCGGGCTGCTGGGTAAATCCAACCCCAGCACTCCTGAATTTCAAAAGGTGGGTCGTAGAACACAACATCAGGCACGTCACCGCACAATACTGATGACACAACATTGGGGTCACTAGTGTCTCCGCAAGCCATTATGTGCCTACCAATTTTGAATACGTCGCCTTCAACAACGTTGTAGGCGACGCAATCTTCATCGGCAATCGCAACCGGCGATGTGGTTTCCTTAACAAAAAACGCAACAAGTTCTTCTTGGCTGAAGCCCATCAACTCGCCAAAATCTCCGGCCAAGTCCTCCAACTCCACTCGCAACGCATCCTCGTCCCAGCCCGCGTTCAGCGCCAGCTTGTTGTCGTTAATCAACAGCGCCCGCCGCTTGCGGTCATCCAGACCAGTGACGACAATCGCAGGCACCTGATCCATTTTTAATTTGCGCGCAGCAAGCAATCGGCCATGACCGGCGATCAGGTTGTTTGCATCGTCAACCAGCACCGGGTTGGTAAAGCCAAACTCGCGGATGCTGGCAGCAATCTGTGCCACCTGCGCATCGCTATGCGTCCGGCTGTTAAGCGCATACGGGATCAAGTCATCTACGCTGACGATCTTGTGTTCGAAAAATTGCATTAGTTGCTCCGTTGCGGCATTGCGATCAAATCATTGTGCGACAGTAGCCCCATGACAGACCGGCTGTCGTTTGTCGCCTGCCCTGTAGCATTGATGGTTCGGGGGTCCGACGCAAGTTGGTTCAGCGACATCGATCGGATCACGGCCATCTGCCTGCGCTCCAACGTATCAACCACCGAGAGCAGCGGGTTGGGAACCAAAGTCCCGCGCTTGTTCTGTATCAGCACGCCAGTTTTGTCTAATGTTTCTTGGTGCTGGCGGATGTCCGCTTCCATCCTAACGACCTTGGCAAGCAAAAGCAGGTCCATGTCGCGCCAATCCTCGGGTGCGCGCGCGCGCGTGAACTGGTCCCAAATAATCAATTCCTCGTCGCTGCGCAATATGACACCTTGAGGCAGAGGCACATTTGCTGTCGCACCTTGAAACCCTTCGATCAGCGCCGTCGTGCTGTTTTTGTCTGACCGCCGTTTCTGGCTCATGTTATTCTCCAGTTATTTCCGTAAACGCAAAAAATCGATTTTCCATGCACCGGTTCGGGCGCTGGACGGTTTGTCCTTGACCCT